CGTTGCAGTTTTCCCGTCGGTTACTTTGGGTGCATACTTTTTCTCAATGGCTTCAACCTGGCGCAGCTTATCTTCAATGTCCTTAATTTGCGGATCGCTCGGCGCAAGGGCATCAAGCCGCACTTGCAGCGCGCGCCTGACGTTATCAATATCGGTTTTATCCGACGCGTTTTTGATCAGGTTATTAAAGTTCTCCAGATTAGGCCCAAGCAGTTCATTGGCTTTTTTTAAGGTATCCCCGGCTTTTGATACGCCGCCAGCTAACGACATCAGGCTCTCAATTTGGCCCTGCATTATTTTGATGTTTTGCGTAGGCTTTGTATTGGCTACATTGGTAGCCATTATAATATTAGCTTTTTGCAAATCCTCCGACACGGTACCCGTAGCGCTACCTGTGCCACCTTCACCAACTGAGCCCGAAGACACCACACCATTAACCTTTGCAAGGTCGGCGGCTTTTTTCATGTTATTCTGGTCGATCTCCCATTTAGCGTCAAGCTGATCGGATACAAGCTTTTCAATTTTAGCCTGTGCGGCTGTTGCCTGAGCTGCGGCATAAATATCTTTAGTAAGCTGCTGGTAGCTTTTGCTCTCCTGGCCATTGAGTATGGCCATTGTCGACGAATTGGCGAAGGCTTCCGGGTATGTAGCTTTCAAATCCTTCGCCGCCTGTATCCTTGCCTCAGTAGATTTGGTAACGTCGGTAGCGGTTTTATATAAAATTTCAAGATTGCCGATTTGTGCCCCGGCTTCTTTATCGGCATCTTTCATCACCTCGTTTAAGGCAATCATATTTTGTTTTGCCTGATCTAAGCGGCCGGTAAACATATCAAGGCCTTCTACCCATTTAACCAGGCGCTCAATGGCTTTCGCGCCGATCTCGAAACTTAAAAAGCCTACCCCCATGCCAACCAATTGGCGGGTAAACATGGTAACACTACGTGCAGCGATGTTTCCTAAATCGGTGGCCCGGCTTAAAGCGGCTGAAAACTTACTGGTTTTTTCAGTTGGCAAGGCGTTCCCCAGTTCGTCAAAACCTACTTTGCCCATGTTCGACGCCCTGTTTATCTCCTGGCGCAAATTTTGCATTTGCAGGTTAGCTTGTGAGAGTTTGGCCGGATCGGTAATTGCCGGGCGCTCGGCTTCTAAAGCGGCAAGTTCGGCCTTTAATTTGCCTAAAAGTCCCAGTTCCTCTTCAAGCTCAACATTTACTGCTTTAATCTTTTGCCCAAATTCATCATACCCAACTTTACCTATATTATTAAACCTTATTAGTTCGGCTTCAGTTTCCTGAATTTGTTTATTAAGTATTGGAAGCTGACCTGCATCGGCACCTATTTTTAGCGTCTTCAGGTTTTCTAACGAAATAGTCAATTCCTCAATTACTCCCAGTTGCTTTTCCTGTTCGCCGGTGGTTGCGGCAGTGGTGGCAGTCCATTCGGCATTGGTTTTATTGATCAGATCAACTTCAGCGCGAAATTGTTCTGCTGTAATTTTCCCCTCAGCAAGATCGGCATTCAATACCCTGATTAAATCATCCGTACCGCTTATCGCAACATTACCCGCGTCGCCGACGCCTTTAAGCGATGCCGCATAAGCATCAACCTCCGCCTGCGAATCGGAAAAGCCACCCTTAGCCATTAGTTTTGAAATGGCTTCGCTGGCGGCGGCGGCCTGCGCCTGAACCGACGCGGCAACATCCTGCAAAGTTGTTTCCGCTTTGGCGGCGTCCGCAGTCAGCTGGGGATTGTTTATTAAAAACTCAATCTCTATCGGGCCTAATCCGTCGTCCATTTCCTTGTCGGTGTAATCAATTCTTAAATCGGTGAAATCACAATTTTAAAAAGCTTTCAAAATCTTCAAGACTATCCAGTTCTTTGCCTTTTGTTTCGCCGGTGCTGTTGTTTTTAAAGGTTGGTGCATCGGCCAGCATTATGCTGATATGAAACCAGCGGATTTTCCAAAGCAGATAATTGCGCGCCCATCCCAGTTCCTTAATAATGCTGTATTCAATTCCCCAGGGGCTATGCATACCCCGGCATGTTAACTCCCCTGGGCTTTGTGGCTCGGTTGCGTCATCTTCATCGTCCTGACCAATCCGATAGTATTCGTAAAAGCATCGGTACCGGCTATACTTACCAGCACATTAACGATGGTAAGCAGCTGTACCTGGTTCAATTTCCAAAACAGCCACTCGCCAAAAACACCGCCGAAAAGCCACCCGCTAACCTTATTGTTTAAAATTGCCTGTGCCGCTATTTTTGCCAGCGTTTTGCCATGCTGGCCGAAGAGCACGTGGATATTTTCGTCGCTGATGTTTTGCAGCCTTTCGTCGCTGATGTCCATATCCAGGTATAGCAGACTGATGCGGTACAGCGTGCCTAAAAACGGCTGCCGTATCACAAAGGCGATAGTACGTTTACCAAATACCCTTAGCAATAAAGGTGCGGTTACCCGCACCTTTATCCCTTTTTCAAGAAGCCGCTGAGCGGCCTGTTTTTCAATATTCATAAAAAAGGATCTTTTTTATTTATCAGTTTAGCAATTAAACTATGCGGTAATTGTAACTGTGGTATCGTCGCTGTTTACAAAACCGTTGCTGTCGGTAACCGTCAGGGTAAACACATAGTCGCCAACGGTAGTCAACACGGTTACATTATTCTCCAGCGCCGTTGGGGTTGCCATTACCGGAGTGGCCGCGCCAACAGGTTTACTCTTAAGCGTCCATTGATAAGTGGCAGTCCCGCGGAAAGGAGTTGCAGTGCCGGTAAGGGTTGCAATATGGGTTGCCACAGCCACGTTTTGCGGTGCACCGGCGTCAACCAATGGCTTTTGATAAGGAACGATCTTCATTGACGACAGGCCGCTGTAAGCGGGAAGCATTACCGGGGCTTTAATATCTACCAGGTCAATTCCTTTTTTCTTCATCGCCAGATTGATCACCGCGCGAAGCTGTAGTCTCGGGCATTCGATTAACACGTCTCTTTTGGTGATAATTTGCACGCATTTTTCGGTATTTACCGCTGTTACGGCAGCATTCCAGCTGTCAATTCCAAAGTCACCTTCAGGAAGGAGTACACCCGGTTTTATTACCTGCAAGGTGGCGGGTGTATAATCCATAATACTCCATGCAAGTAACATTTGGCCGATCTGCTGGAAGCTTTCAACGGCAAAGTCCTCTTCTTCACTAAATACGTCCGTAACGGCCGGGTCGGCCTCTTTAAGGCTGGCGCTGTCCTGGTAAGTTAAACCTACCGGGGCCAGTACGGTGCCCATGCTTCCGTCGTCGGGGATGTCACCGACTTTTATCGACTTTACGCCGAATGATCTTAATTCTCCCATTGGGTTATTTTTTTAGGGGTTTAACTAATTTGTGTTGATCATTATCCTGATACCAGGAAGATGATATATTATTTTTTGGTTGCTTTTGATGCGGCGTCAACTGCGTTCTGATCGGCTCCTGCTTTCACGGCGTCAAACTTTGCTTGTGCATCGGCCAGCGCTTTAGCATCCTCTTCAATCTTAGCCTGTTTGTCCGCGAGGGCTTTCTGTTGATCTTCCAACTCCTTTGCAGCCGCGTCGATAGCCGCCTGCTTATCGGCATTGTCGGCATCAATCTTAGCCTGCGCATCTGCGAGGGCTTTTTGTTGATCTTCCAACTCCTTTGCAGCCGCGTCGATAGCCGCCTGCTTATCGGCATTGTCGGCATCAATCTTAGCCTGCGCATCCGGGTCGATTTCGGCAGCTTCCAAATCTTTACGGGTAACTGAAACGACTGTTTTGTTTTTCTGATTACCCGCGTGCGCTTCGGCAAAATGCGATTGGAAAAACGCCTGCCCATCGGCAGTAAAATAAATCGTGTCCTCTTTTGAGTAGGCCGCGAATATGGTTTTTGCTTTTTGTTTAAAGTCCATTTTAAAGGCTGTTTAAAAGGTTTTTAATGTTTTTGATTTTGCAAATACAGGGCAGGCGACAAGTCCTTTTATGCGCCGTCCGGCTTTGTGATTTATTAATCGACCCGCCTGCCTGCCCTGCATGTTATTTTTTTCGGTATAAGGCCGTAGTACTTACCGTACTGGTTTGCGTGGCCCCGTTGCCTCCTTTGCAAATGGCTTTATAATACAAGAATGGCGACGGCGACAGTTTCCAGGTATGTACCTGCGCGCTGCTCACATTGGCTACCGCAAGGGTATCCGTACTGGTCGTTACAAAGTCGTATTTAACCCCGTCAACCGATCCGTACAGTTTTACCGATCCAAGCGATGGATTACCGGTGAGTTTGGTTACCGATGCCTGTATGGTTACTATATCCTGGTATCCGGGTATTTGCAGTATCTGGGATACTGAAGCCGTATTAGCAACGGTATCCAGCCCTTTGGCGTGCACGGTTAAGTCGGACTGGAAGGGCTTTACATACGATGCCGATGTGTTGGGCGAAAGAATGCTTTGCGCCTTAACGGCCGTAACAGACAGCAGCGCCGCCAGGGAAAATAAAAAGCTTAATTTTTTCATGTGTGTATTTTTTGGGTTGATAATTCGGGTTATGAGTTGGTTACCGCCGACGTTAAATCGGGCTCAACCTGCGGCGCTTCCACGGATATTACCGGCGCAGGCGCGTTAAGCAAATGGGTAAAATAATATTCTATCGCTATCAGCGCATTGCTCCAGCTTACGGTGCCGCCGCTTTTTATCATCAGCACTTTGGCGGCCATTGTATGCCAAAGTGCATCAAGGTTAGGCTTGTCGCTGAATTTAACGGCAGCCAGTACCTGATTAAACTGGGTGCTTTTATCGCTGCTTTGCAGTATGCCTTTAAAAAAGGTTAACCCGGCCGCCAGCTGAGGCAGATCATTCACCAGCGTTTCGCGGATCACATCGTCAACCGTTCCAGGTATAATGGCGGTTATCAAAATGGCTACCGGCGAAGTGAGTGCCGCTTTAATGTTATTTACCAGGTCGATAGCAAATTGTGCATCTGTCTCCAATACGGTTTCGGGCTGGGTGATAGCACCGGCTGGCGGCGCTACCGGCACTGCGGGTTCGGTTGCTGTGCCGCTGGCTACTGCCTGGGCAGGTGCCACAGTTGTGACGTTAAAAAGGCTTTTTGCAAATGAAATAGCCCCGCTTAATATTTTTCCAAAAATTGTCATGGTCTTATTTTTCTACTTTAAAAATGTCCTGTATTTTGTTTATCCAGGCTGTTTTATCCTTACCGCTGATCACGGCTAAATTTTCAAGTATGCTGATGATATTTTCGAGGCTGATCTGTATAATCAAAAACACATTCAGCCAATCAAATACCCATGCGCCAACTGCCTTGTGATGGGCGTCAAAACTCACGCTCATGGTATAGCTTACAAAAATCAATACCAGGTAACAGGCTACTTTTAACCCAAACCGGCTAAGCTTTATACTGCTAATCTTCTCCTTTCGGATAACGGAGGCGCTGATTCCGGTAACAAGTTCTGTTACAAAAACTACCAGCAACGCAATAAAACCCGCATTATCAAGCCCGAAAAGCTTATCTACATCTACCCATCCACAACTCAATATCATCAGCGCTATGTTTATTTTATACTTGACGCTTGGCATCAGTGATAAAAAAAACTCTTCGATGCTATGCCAGTTATAGGTTTTCAAAATCTGTTCAGTGTAAACTCTCATTTTGCTTTCGTTAACCTCCCCGCTGTATGGCGGGGAGGTTGGTTTGCAGCTATCTAATCAGGGGTATGGGTTATCGTGGGTTAAGCGGCAGGTGCCTGTTGCATCAGGAAAATACCTTCGTATCCGGTACGGCGTGCGCGGCCGCCGATGCGGGTAATGAACGAATAAACGTCGCCATACTCGGTCGGGCTATCTATCTGCGCAAACATGTAAACCTCGCCAAAAGCCATTTCAACGCTTTCGCTGTACCAGGCTATCCCGGCCTCGTTATCGTCAGCCGCTGTAACAGCGCCCGGCGCTTTGATGGTACCATCTGCCCCGATGGTATACACAGACGAACGGCCCCAGATATTAAAACCCTGGGCGCGGGCTATCAAGCCCATTGCACGCTCTTCGGGGCTTACCTGCGCCATATAAGTGGCAGTAATCAGGCTATCAGCCGGGAACATTTGGGCAATACCGCTGGGCGTTGCCAGGTAGTTCATTTTACCTTCAAACCAGCGGTTCTCACTGCGCAGTTTGGTTTGTAAGGTTTGCAGGTCGGTAAGGCTGTATGACTTACGGTTACCGGCAGCGCCGGGATTTGCAGCAGGTACAGCACCGCCGGTAGTGCTTAAAATCCTTGGGGCTGGTAAAATTACCGTGCCGTCAAGCGGAGAGGTTACCCAGTTGTACAAAACACCTTCAGCCGCGGTTTGTACAATATTGTCTTTATCCTCACCCAGTACGCTGCTGCGTTTATCGTAGCTTAATTCGTATTTATCCAGATATGGTATTTTAACCGGATCGCTGGTATAGTTATCCAATACGTACACAACATCAGTATCCTGCCTGGTGCGGATAGCGGCCGGAAATACAGCCCTATTTTTAACTACCGAGCCGGGGCCGCCTGATTGAGGGATGTGTACCACGCGGTTACCGATCACATTTTCAGTGGCGTTTTTGCAGTACTTTAAAAAGCCGTTATCTTTAAAAATGGCCTCTTCAATGTCCTTCTCCCAAACTTCCGTTTGTACGGCCATAAAAAATGAGCCTTTAAGTTTCGGTTTAACAAAGCCCAGTAAAACACCAAGGCTGATGCTTAGGCCGATGCCAACCGCCAGCGGAACGGCTTTTACCCCAAAGCCAAGCGCCACAAAAAGCGCTGCCACTAAAAGGTTTTGGGCAAGATTGGCCCATTTTATTTTTACATTTTTCATTATTTTGATTGTTTTTTGGTGATTGCTTTAGTTTTAAAATCCTTTTAATTCGCGCTTAAATGCATTATTAGTGGTCGCCGCGATAATCCTTGTTGTAGCGTTCTTTGTATTTGGCCTTAAAGTCGTCCACGCTCAAATCTTTCAATTTAATCAGCAAGCCTTTTTGGTCAAGTTCCTGGTAGCTTAGTTTTAGCAAGTTTTCCAATTCACCGGCTTTAGCAGTCGTTTTAGTGCTTAGCGCATCCTTAATGCTGGGGTTGGTTACTTTTTTGTCGATCACTTTTTTGATCTTGTCATAACTGCCGTCGCTTAGTTCAACCAGTTCGTCAAACTCGGCAGCAGTAACCTTGCGTTGCAGGGTGGCGATTTCTTTAAGGTCGCTCAGCTTAATTTCAGCTGATGCCTTGGCCGCGTTAACCAAATCGGTTTTGGCTTTTTCCAGGTCGGTAGTTAGTGTGGTTTTGGCATCGCGTAACTGGATCAATTCCTGGTTGTTAGCGTCGGCCAGTTGGATCAATTCGGTAAGCTTTTTAATGGCATCCGCTTCGGTTGCATCGTCAGTAAGCTTAATTAGCGGCAGCAATCCTGCTACTGCAATGGTGGTTAATTTTGCCATTTCTCTATTTTTAGTTTTAATGAAGTCAAGGGTTTCAAAGTTGCCGTCTGATAGTTTGATCAGGTTCCCGGCTTCGTCGCACAGTTCCACGCCGTACGCGTCGGGGTTGCCGCCAATATCTACCGCGCTGATCTCTTTTAGCAACGATTTGGTAATGGTTGGGCCGGTTTGGCCTGGTAACATGTCGGCAGGCTCCATGCTCACTTCAAGCGGCAGGGCG